GTTGACGTTCGGGCTGATGCCGTACCTGATCCCGATTGAGGAGGCGTTGTCGTCGCTGGTTCCTCGACCGCAGCGGGTCCGGTTCAACACTGACGCGTTGCTGCGCAGCGACACGAAAACCCGGTACGAGGCGCACGCGATCGGGCTGTCGGCAGGGTTCTTGACGGTCGACGAGGTTCGTGCGCTCGAGGATCTGGAGCCGCTTGACAATCCTGCGCCGGTCGAGCCGCCCGTCGATCCGGTGGAGCCGGTCTGATGAGCGCAGAGTTCGACGTTGACGCCGGGAGGGCGGGGGACACCACTCACAGCGAGGAGATGTCCGCCATGACGGAACGTGAAGAACGCGAGCTCGATGAGAGCGTGTACCCGGTCAGCCCACGTCAGCGTGCGCAGTACGACGCGACGGAGTCGATCGTCGAGTTGTTCGGCCAGTTCGACCAGTCGTCCGGCCCGGACGGTTCGCACTACGTGGCCGAGTCACCGTTCGCAGCTGACGGACTGGTGTGTTCGAGCTGCGTGTTCTACGAGGGCCCTCGGGCGTGTGAGGCCGTCGCCGGCGACATCGACCCGGCCGGTGTCTGCAAGTTGTGGGTGATCCCCGCCGACCTGGTCGCTGAGGCGACGCCGGAGGTTCCGATGGACGCTGATCGCGCCGAGTTCGTTCGCACCGAAGCGGGCGTCGAGTTCCCCGACCGTGAGGAACGTCAGGTCTCGGGTCTGGAGTTGCGGACCGACGAGGAGACCGGCCTGCCGGTCCTCGAGGGGTACGCGACGATCTACGAGTACCGCTACGACATCGGCGGCGGCCCCGACAACGGCGGGTTCACCGAGACGATCGCCCGTGGCGCTGCTGCGAAGTCTGCGGCCGAGGCTGATGTCCGGCTGCTGGCGAACCATGAGGGCCTGCCGTTGGCTCGCACGAAGTCCGGCACGTTGCAGCTGGAGTCGGATGACATCGGGTTGAAGGTTCGGGCGACGCTCGACCCGGCGAACCCGGCGGCCGCCGAGGTTCGTTCGGCGATGGAACGCGGCGACGTCGATCAGATGTCGTTCGCGTTCAAGGTGCTGCGCGATTCGTGGGATGCCGGTTACGACAACCGGACGATCTCCGAGGTCAAGTTGTTCGACGTGAGCCTGGTGACGTACCCGGCGAACCCGGCGACTGTCGTGAAGCTCCGTTCCGACGACGCCCCGAAGTCTGAGTCTGCTGCTGCTGCGAAGCCGGCGGGCCGTTCAGTCGATCTGGCGAAGCGCCAGCTCGAAGCCGAACTCGGACGCAAGCGCGTCTGAGTCCACACATCGCGCCGTGATGAGCGCCGCGTTGCACGCCGGAACCCTGTCGGGCCACCACCTGCGACGCACCTCTGACCACCCGGTGACCACACAAACATCTACTTCACCCTGGAGGTGACATCGTGTTGGAGAACATCCGCACCCTGATCGCCGCTGCGCTCGACGAGCGTGACGCGGCACAGAAGGCCGTCGAGGCCATCATCGAGGCAGCCGAGGCCGAAGGCCGCAGCGACCTCACCGAGGACGAGACCAGCAAGTTCGACGCTGCGCGCGCCGAGCTGCGTGGGATCGACGAGAAGCTCGAGGACCTGCAGGCCCGTGAGGGTGAGCTGGTCGAGCTCGAGGACCGCAACGCGAAGGCCGCCGAGGCGCGCAAGTCGCTGGGCGTGCCGACCGTGCGTGTCGGTCGCGAGGAGCCGACCTACCGGGCCGGTGGCGAGCACTCGTTCCTGCAGGACGCCTTCCGGGCGCAGTTCACCAAGGACGCCGACGCCGCCGAGCGTGTCGAGCGGGCCCGTCGTGAGGCGCTCGCTGAGTACCGGTCGACGACCGGCAACTACGGCGCGCTCGTCGTGCCGCAGTACCTCACGGCGCTCTACGCCGCGAACCTGGAGACCGGTCGGCCGTTCCTCTCGAACGTGACCAGCCTGCCGCTCCCGGACGCCGGCATGTCGCTGGAGATCCCGCGTGGCACCACCTCGACGACCGTGGCAGCACAGACGACGCAGAACACCGGCGTGTCGAACACCACGATGGTGACCGACACCCTGAGCGTGCCCGTCCGTACGTTCGCCGGTCAGCAGGTCGTGTCCCGCCAGGCCGTCGAGCGTGGCACCGGCATCGCCGACATCATCCTCGCCGACCTGTTCACCGAGTACGCCACCAAGACGAACGTCTCGGCGCTCGCCGGTGACGGCACCGCTGGTGGCCACTGGGGCATCCTGAACACGACGTCGGTGCAGACCGCTGCGTGGACGGGGACGACCGGTGCGTCGCTCATCTCGGCGCTGCACAACGCGATCGGCAAGGTCAACACCAGCCGGTACGCCGCTGCGGACCTCATCGTGATGCACCCCCGCCGGTGGGCGTGGCTCTGCGCCGCGTCGGACACCTCGCAGCGTCCGTTCGTGCAGATCGACGGTCCGGGCTTCAACGCCTACGGCAACGGTGTGGCCGCTGGCTACGGCGTCGTCGGTTCGGTCATCGGCATCCCGGTCGTCACCGACGCCGGCATCCCGACCAACCTCGGTGCGAGCACCGACGAGGACCGGATTGTGGTCACACGACGCGCCGACGTACTCCACATGGAGGACGCCTCGGCTCCGGTCGGCCTGACCTTCGAGGAGGTCCTCGGGGACCAGCTGTCGGTCCGGATGGTGACCTACGGGTTCTCGGCGTTCACCGCCGGCCGCTACCCGGTGGCGACCTGCAACCTGCAGGGCACCGGCTTCAAGCAGGTCCTCTCCTGACCCTCTGAGGTCACGTGAAGTCGGAGGGTCGGTGACGGTGCGACAGCGTCGCCGACCCTCCTCTCCTGTCGCTCCACTGTCGCGGAGGTTCAATGCACGACGACCATCCCGGTCGCGTGCTGATGGCGTTCCCGTCCACCGGGCACGACATCAGCACCAGGTTCCTCCGCAGCTACGTCGAACTCGAAGCGTTCGACCGTCAGCGCAGCGTCGAGGTGTGGGAGGCGATCGGCGCCCCCGACGCCCCCACACCGCTCGACCTGCGTCTGCTGTGGAACTACGTCGCCATCGAGGCGTCCGGCAATCTCGCCAAGGCTCGCAACACGCTGGTCGTCGAGTTCCTCGACAACCATCCCGAGTGCGACTGGTTGTGGTTCTGCGACACCGACATGACGTTCAGCTACGACACGTTGCATCGCCTGGTCGCTCGGGCCGTCAAGTGCGACGTGAAGATCCTCGGCGCCTTGTGCGTGATCGTCACGGCCGAGGGTGCGGTCCCGACGTTGTTCATCGACGACGACGAAGCCGTCACCCGAGTGATGCTCGACTACCCGGACAACGAGGTCGCTCAGCTCGCCGCAACCGGCACCGGTTGCCTGCTGGTGCATCGCACCGTCCTCGAGGACATGCGCGTCGCCGCCGGCGGTTCCCCGAACGCATGGTTCGGCTACGACATCCATCACACCGACGCAGGCGAATGGGTCCTCGGTGAGGACATCTCGTTCTGCTTGCGAGCCCGTGCTGCTGGCCATCTGACGTATGTCGATACGACATGCCAGGTCGGCCACCACAAGGGCCCGAAGGTGTGGATGCCTGATCATGTGCGCTCACATCCGGTGCCGTCCGACTACTTCATGGGCGACGGCGGAACTCGCCGGGATACGGCGTCGTGAACGTCGGCCCGGACGCCGGACGGTATCTGATCGCCGGTCGTGGCGATCCGGTGGCGTTCCCGTTCAATCTGAGGTGGCTGTTGCCGACGGTGTGTCGCACGTCGATGCGCCGCTGGTGGATCGTGTGGGCAGCCAGCTGGCCGCTCCTTGCTGCTGGTGCCGCCGTGTGGGCCTTCCAGATGGGGGCGACATGGTGGGAGGGGGCTGCTGTGGCGGCCCTCCTGACGGCCCTTCCGGGTGTCCTGCAGCCGTCGTCGACGCATCCGGTGGGTGTTGATCTGCCGGCGATGGCGGTGGCGATCTGGGCGGCCGCAGCGTTCGCTGCCGGCTGGTGGCCCGCAGCGGTCGTGCTCGTCCTGGTGGCGGCCTCGATCAAGGAACACGCACCGATCTGGGTGGCGTTGTGGGCGTGGACGCCTTGGGCGCTCATCGGCCTGATCGCTGTCGCAGTCGTGTGGCTGGTTCGCCGTCCAGTGATCGACGAGGTGACGGCGATCCCGCTGTTGCGTCGAGTGCATGACCATCCGATCCGTTCGGCGTTCGAGCATCACCGCCGTCACGGCTACCGCAACGCCTGGTTCATGGTCGCCCCGTGGGGGGTGACGTTGGCGGCGCTGCTCGCCCCGTCGCCGCAGCTGGTCGTCACGGTGGTCGTCGCCTATGCGGCGCTGCTGGTGGCGACGGATACGGTGCGGGTGTATCAGCCGATCGCCGGACCGGTCGTCTGTTTGGTTGCGGTGAGTGTGATCCCGACGGTGTGGCTGTTGCCGGCGGTTGTGTTCGCTGCGGTGTGGTGGCGGGACCCGGTGACCGGATGAGTTCGCTGACGGTGGTGATCGCCACCACGGGCCGTGACACGTTGGAGCGGGCGTACCGTTCGGCGCTGCACGCAGCCGACGATGTGATCATCGTCGCCGACGGCTGCCCGGATCTGGTCCACGCCGACTTGCATGTCGACCTCGGCTGTCCCGGCCTGGTCCGCAACGCTGCGGCCCCGCTGGTCCGTTCAACACACGTCGGGTTTCTCGACGACGACGACGTGCTGATCCCCGACGTGTACCGCCGGGTCGCCCTCGAGGTGCATCCGGCGGCGGCGATGGTGATCCACACGATGTTGCATCCCGAACTCGGACCGGTTCCGAGGCCCGGCCAGCCGATCACGCTCGGCAACGTCGGGATCAGTTTCACCTGTCAGACGTCGCTGTGGCGTGACCGGCCGTTCATCGCCGGTCCGCACCGCAACCAGATCAACGGAACGATGCGCGGCGAGGACTTCGAGCTCGTCCGCCGGTTCCAGGACCACGGCCTGCCGGTCGCCCTGTCGCCCGAGTTCGCCTACGTCGTACGCCCCGAGGAGCACCGATGGCCATCGTGAACGGCTACCTCACCATCGACGAGGCCGTGTCGTACATCGGCGTCAACGAGACGCGTGACACGACCGAGCTTGAGGACGTCGTCACGTCGGTGTCCCGTCTGATCGACCGCTACTGCGGCCGCCAGTTCTTCCAGTCGACCGCCACGGCCCGCACGTTCGACAGCCTCGACGGTGTCCACGTCGAGTTCGGCCCGTTCAACGATCTCGTGTCCGCAACGACGTTGGCGTACGACTCAAACGACGACGGCACCTACGAGTCGACGGTGTCGGCGTCTGGCTACCAGCTGCTGCCGACGAAGAACACGGCGCCGATCACTGAGCCGTACTCGGCGTTGAAGCTGATCAACGGTTCGACGTTCCCGTATTCGCCCGCAGCGTCCGGCCGTGTCGGCCTGATTCGCATCACCGGAACCTGGGGGTGGGCTGCGGTGCCCGCCGAGGTGAAGCAGGCGGCACGACTGATGGTCAGTGAGGTCGCCAAGTTGCAGGACGCGCCGCTGGGTGTCGCAGGTTTCGGCGAGTTCGGCGTCACCCGAGTGTCCCGGTACATGCCGGCCCGTGCGGTGCAGCTGCTCGCCCCGTTCCGTCACCCGCTGAACGTCGGGATGGCCTGATGG